ACATTATTGTTAGACATAAAAAAGCGGATACTGCTTCATTTAATGTTGAAACAAGAGAGTTAGTTTTACCTATATTCAAAGAAGAAATTAGTAATGATGTTTATGACATGTTTGTTTGTCATGAAGTTGGTCATGCATTATATACACCTATGGATTTATTAGAGAGAGGTGTTCATCAAGGTATTAATCATTCTGTTATTAATGTTTTAGAGGATGCTCGTATTGAGAAAATGTTTCAAAAGAAATACCCTGGTTCAGTAAAAAATTTCAAACAAGGTTACAAAGAATTAGTAGAAGGTGACTTCTTCAAATTAAAAGATAAAGATTTATCTAAATTAAATATTATTGATAAGATTAATATCTTTTACAAAACTGGTCTTATTGGTAATGTAAATGAAGAAGAACAAAAATTTATTGACGAAGTTAATACTCTTAAAAGTGTTGAAGACGTAATATCACTTGCCGCAAGATTGTGTGAGTATCACAAAAAACAACAAAAAGATCAAGATGGTGATGGTCAACAAGATCAATCAGGTAATCAACAACAACAAGAAACTGATAGTCAATCTCAATCAGAGTCAAGTGAAGGTCAAGAACAAGTTCAAAGTTCAGAGGGTTCAGAAGAGTCTGTAGAAAAAATTGATGAGGGTGCGTCTGAGTCTGATAGTGGTGAGGAAGAGTCAAAAGATGATTCAAACGATGTAGGATCAAATGGTGCAGGTCTAGGAAATGATGGCGACCTTAAATCATCTACTGATCAAGCGTATCAAAATGCCATGAATAAAAACAATGATACTGATGCAAAAGATAGAATCTATACTCAAACACCTAAAAAATTAAACTTAAATAAATTAATCTATTCTCACAAAGAGATTGCTGACGATTTAATAGAGACATATACAAATAAACATACTGAAGAATTTGAGAATCTCATACACCAAGACTACAAAAAAGTTTTTAATGATAACAAAAAAGTTGTTCAGTACATGGTCAAAGAGTTCGAAATGAAAAAGTCTGCTGATCAATATAAAAGAGCATCTACTTCTAAGACAGGTTCTCTTGATATGACTAAGTTACACAACTATAAATTTGACGAAGACTTATTTGCAAAAATGACTACATTGCCTGGAGCGACTAATCATGGTATGATTATGTATCTTGACTGGTCTGGTTCAATGGCAGATAACATGAGATTTACTTTGATACAGTTATTCAATCTTATTTGGTTTTGTCAGAGAGTAAAAATACCTTATCAAGTTCTTGCGTTTACAGATCGTATTCATACAAGTACACTAAATGAGATTCAAGACGAAGTTATCGGTGATCATAACTTTCAATATTTACGTTTACTTGAATTCTTTTCAAGTGATCAAACAAAACAAGAGACTCAATTAATGATGACTAATTTATTAGGTTTCGCTAGAGACTGGTCAAATGATCGTCCAAGATATGGTGAAAACTATGTTTGGTCTACTTATATTCCTAGAAAATATAATCTTGGTGGCACACCATTAAATGCTGCTTTACTAACTACATACAGAGTCGTTAAAAGATTTCAAGAGAAACACAAAGTACAAAAATTAAATATGGTAATCTTAACTGATGGTGATAGTCATCATCATGAAAATGTATTTACAGAAAGATCAAATTTTTGGAATAATGGTGTCAAAGAACTCAGTAAACAATTGACTCATGGTGATTTTAGTAAAGACATGTTTATTCAGTGTTCAGATACTAAAGTTCAAGCTCAACTTCAACTCTATAAGACTGAGTCTTTCTTAAATTTTGTAAAACTTCAGTTACCTGATATTTCAATAACAGGTTTCTATGTATCAGGTACTGGTAAACAAGGTAGAGTACCTCTTAGAGACATTTGTAGAAAATTTGGATTAAGTGAGTATAGAGATAAAGAAAAGATTGTTGCAATACAAAAAGAATTGAGAGAGAAGAAAGTTGCGATATCAAAAGTCGCTGGATTTGATGAGTATTATATATTACCAAGAGGTCCAAGAGAGACCGATGAAGAACAAGAATTGACATTCAAAAAAGGTGCAAGAGCGGCTGGAATGGCAAGAGAGTTC